TTTTGTAAATTACAAAGAACCCTCTTATAACATCGGTAAGTTTGGTGTTGATGAGACACAAAATATCGAAGCATATATTCAATATCGAGATCTTGTCGATAAAGGCATTGAGATTGATGTGGGTGACTTCTTTTCCTATGGTGATGTCTTCTTTGAGATTACTTCTGCAACAAAAATTAAAGAGCTGTTCGGTCAGATCGAATACGGTGACGGATTTAGGCTTATTGGTAAACAGGCAAGAAAAGAACAGTTTGTTACACACGTTATTGGACCTACTGATGAAAAATACTCTGATGAAGATGCAGTACAGGAAACTTTTGTACAGCAAAGAGGATTTGAATCTAACAAAGAAGGTGTCACCGGAGACATTAGAGATCTTCAAAAGCGTGATGTTCTTGATACACCTCTTTCTGGTCCTCAAGAAGTGTCACCTAAAGGTTCCAATTCAGAAGCTGGATCTTCTTTTTACGATGATGAGTGATCAAAATGTCTACTAGAGATAGCTTAAAAAAACCACACGGTGCAAATGATTTTATCCCGTCAGGTCTTGAGGGAAATAACATTCCTAGTGATTTTCACTTGCCTTCTTGCGGACTTGAAGATATTGACAAGGCTTTCTTTGATCTTTTTGACCAGCAGTTAAATTTCAATATTGAGAACAAGAGTAAGACTCTGACTGTACCTGTAGTTTTCGCAACGGGTGAGAGATTTGCCATCGTCAAGAGAAGAAAACCTTTGAGAGATCAAGCTGGTGCACTTATTCTTCCAGTGGTTGCTATAAGGCGCTCATCCATCGACCAGTCTCCTGCAACTGAAAGGCTGGCAGACGTTGGTGACCTAGTAATCAAAAGAAAACTTAGTGACAAGGACCCACAATATCAGAACTTAATAAACAAGCCAAACTTAAAAAATCAAGATAATGTGGCAGACAATTCTCATAATAATAGTGCTGATAATCCTGAAGGAGCACAGCCAGGGACTGTAAATTCAAGAAGGCCTCGAACCCAAGAGACAGTCAATGTTCAAACAGGAAAACTACTCGCTCCTAACTTAGGAGACAACATATTCGAGATACTCACGATACCCTTCCCACATTTTATAACTGTGAATTACGAGGTTACATTCTGGACGCAATACATGTCACATATGAACCAACTTATAGAAAAGTTCGTTAGTTCATACACAGGGAACAGGAATCAATTTAAGATCGAGACCGACAAAGGCTACTGGTTTGTTGCTTACGCAGCAAATACTGTGACTAACGCTGATAACTTTGATAATTTCTCTCAAGATGAGCGTCTAGTCAGGTACACATTTAACATGTCTGTTCCCGCTTACATAGTCGGAACTCAAAATCCTGGACAAATGAATCCAATTAGAAGATATGTTTCTGCGCCTGATGTTTCCTTTGAAATATTCACCGCCAATGCCCCTATTGTTGAGCATCCTAACCAGCTTCCTGACCCAACAGGTGATATCGATAAGTTTATTTTAAATGATATCGAGCAAATAAATACAGCTGGAAATGAGATAGAGGATAGAAGAATTCAATATCTAAAAGCAGTCAATAAAATACGAAATCCGTTTTCCGGAAAAGATGAAATTGAGTATTTAAAAGTTTTGACAAGAAATCAACGTCAAGGTGAAACAGTTGTCAGTTCGAGAATAATTAACAAGATTGATGACATATAAAGACTTTTGGCTTTTCTCCTCATAATTATTACGTTACTATAGTGACTACTGTAGGAGATTAATCACATGGCAGAAAAGACTTTTAGATCTCCGGGCGTATTTGAGAACGAGGTAGATCTCACTCAAAGAACCCAAGGTCCTCTTGGCACCCCCGCAGGTATTGTTGGAACCGCAGAGAGGGGTCCTGCATTTGTCCCTGTTACCGTTGGTAGCATGGCAGATTTTGAAACAAAGTTTGGTAATCTTGACTCTAAAAAATTTGGACCATACGCTGTAAAGGCATTCTTAGACCAGGCAAGCTCCGCAACTTATGTAAGAGTTCTCGGTGGAGGTGCTAACGCATCTGACGCAGATATCTCTACGACAGAATCTCAAGGCTCTGTAAGAAATGCTGGTTTTGTACTTGCACCTGACACATCTGATCCCCGCCAAGTCAAGGGTGCAGTTCAGATGATCGCAGCTCGACATTATGTTTCTGCATCTGAGACATATTCTCCTAGAATATTCACCGACAATGATTCTTATCCTGGCGGTGGGGCAGATGGATTTGTAAATCTTGTTCGAGGCGTAATTTTTACAACAAACACGTCAGCTGTTGGGGTCTTGAATGGCGCGCAATTTGGTGACGATATTGCCGCTGCAGACAATACCGGTGTGCTGGAAACATCCGGCCTGATGAAAGATAAGTTTAAGATTTACATTTCTTCATCAAACGATTCTTTTGGAACTACTGATGGCGAAGCAGGTGTTAAAATCTTCACAGCTTCTCTTGATCCAAGAGATAAGAACTACATTAGAAACATTCTTAACACCAATCCTGATAAGTTCGAAGAAGAGCAGCACTTGCTTTATGCTGCTTATGACGTAGAAGCATCTATTGCTGCAGTAACAAACAGCGGTATTGGTGTAGCAATGCTTTCAGGGTCTGGTAACTCGTCTGTTAACAATCCTGCCGGAGATGCATTCTTAGCTTCTTATGGTAGGCTTGATACGAGATTCACAACTCCTAGCACAACCGAGATAATCTCTCAGCCTTACGGTAAAAAAGAGTTTGATCTGTTTCACTTCGAATCTCTAGATGATGGAGCATTTTCAAACGACAAGTACAAAGTTTCTATTGCAAACATTAAGGGATCAACAGACCCACTTAATCCATACGGAACTTTTACGGTTTTCGTACGTGCATATGATGATTCTGATTCTTCTCCTGAGATCATTGAGCAATTTCCAAATTGTAATCTGAATCCAGACTCCGAATCTTTTATCGGAGCAATGATCGGTGATAGAAGGCTTAAATATAACTTTGATGCAGCTGATGAGTCTGAAAGAAAATTGGTTTCTTTGGGATCTTACTCAAATAAGTCAAACCTTATTAGAGTCGTTTTAAGCGCTGAGCTTCAAAGCGGAGAAGTTCCTAAAACTGCTTTGCCTTTCGGATTCAAGGGCTTGCCTGTTCTGAAGACAAATGATGCGCTAACTGATCTCCCTGGAGCGACACCAAGGCTTCATGCTAAAGGTCTTAAGGGTGCCGCAAGTGGATTAGCAGCAAATATATCAGGATCGATTATCCCACCTGTTCCTTACGTGTTTAAGGTTACTAAGGGTGCAGTTTCTACTTCTCCCACATTCGCAGGTGAGCCTGGAGCACTTGAGGACGAAGATCCTAGCATTTACTGGGGCGTTAAAACAACGCTTCTTGCTCCTGACTCCGAGCTTCATCCAAATGCCACGGGAAGAACAGCAAATGCAGTTTTGAATTCTAACCTAAATGGAGGTGTAAATCAAGGCCTTAAAGATATGCTGAAATTCTCTGGTATCTCCTTGATGGACAACTTAATGACAGGTTCAGGTCAAAACGATCTTAATAACAATAAGTTTACACTCGCACGAGTTGCTCTTTCCACTCAGGCAGGACTTTCTGCAACAGGCTTCTACAGCGATACAGAAATTACAGGTGCAGTTGGTCCTTACATGAGAGAAGCAGCATATCTTAGAGATGCAAAACTTGATAATGTCTCTTATGTTGCAACAGATGGCACAAGAGGAAATAGAATTACGTTTGGTACGCTCGCAGCGCAAACTTCTTCTGTTACATTCAACAAGTTTGCTGACTACATGAAGTTCACCACGGTATTCCACGGTGGATTTGATGGCTTGAACATTCTTGATAGAAATGCTGCAAGAATGAACGACAAGTCAGTTTCAATCGATGCAGGGGGTGGAGCATCTACAACGTTTACTTCACCAGGATTGGCTGTTAACGCTGCAGGATCTGGTCTTGATAACAATGGTATTAACTCCTACAGAGCTGCTGCATTAACAATCCTTGATCCCTACACAACTAATATTAATATTCTTGCAGTTCCAGGAATTAGAGAACCATTTGTTACAGACTTTGTTCTTGATAAGAACACCGAGTATGGAATGTCTCTCTACTTGATGGATATACCAAGTTACGACAAGGATCGAAACAGGCTGTACGATGACTCTTCTGTTCGTCCTGAAGTTCAAGCTACTGTCGCCAAGTTTGAAGCGCGCGGTGTAGATAACAGTTCGGCAGCTTCTTACTTCCCAGATGTTTCGATCACTGATGACACCAACAATAAAATTGTTGATGTTCCTTCCTCTGTTGCTGCGATTGGTGCACTTGCTGTCACAGATAAGACGCGCTATCCGTGGTTTGCTCCAGCTGGATTTGATCGTGGATCTCTTTCCAACGTTCAGGCAGTTAAGGCGAAACTAAACTCAGCAGATAAGGATTCCTTGTATGATGCAAGAATTAATCCAATTGCAACCTTCCCAAGAATCGGACCGGGCGGAACACCTGGATACGTGATCTTTGGGCAGAAAACACTGCAACAAGCCAGGTCGGCACTTGATCGAGTTAACGTTAGAAGAATGTTGCTTGAAGTCAAGCGCCAGGTCGTTGCTGTTGCAAACAACTTTGTCTTCGAGCAGAACACACCTGCATTAAGAAAGAAATTCGTTGCTCAAGTAACACCTTTGCTAGCAACAGTACAAGCTCAAAGCGGCATTGAGAAGTTTAAAGTGATCATGGACAACACTAACAATTCTCAGGCTGATATTGAGTCAAACAGACTGAATGGTAGAATCGTTCTTGTACCTACTAGAGCTATCGAATTTGTATCGCTTGACTTTATCATCACAAATGCTGGTGTGAGTTTCGAAGAATAGATATTTATGAAATGATATTGGAGTTTTGAGAATGGCTGAAAACATCCCAGGCGTCCGCGCAAGAGAAATTGACATCTCCCAACCTACACCTCAGGGAATCGATGGTATTCCAGCAGGTGTGATCGGGACTGCTCAACAAGGACCCGCATTCGTTCCAGTTACTATATCTAACTTCCAGGATTTTGAAGCAATCTTTGGGGTTATTGATAAAGTTAAAGATAAGTCCTTGTTCGGACCTGTTGCAGCCCAACAGTGGCTGAGAAATGCTAATGCATTAACATACGTTAGAGTTCTTGGTGCAGGTGATGGTAAACAGAGAAACAGTGATGATACCGTCACAAATGGTGGTTTTGTTGCAGGGAATCAATTGCCTCAAGCTGATGGCTTTTTAGGTGATAACCCATTTGCAAACGCTGGTGGTTTAGGTGCAGGTCGTGTATACTTCTTGGGTGCGTACATGTCCCAGTCATCTACATCGACAATATTCTCAGATGCAGGACTTCAAACTCTCGGTGAAGAGAGAGGTCATCCAATTCTTAGAGGCGTGTTGTTTGCCGCTTCAGGAACAGCCCTGACGCTTTCTTCCTCTAACGGCGTATCCAATACTCTTGCTTCCTCTGATGATTCCTCAGCAAACGTAGGCTTCATCACGGGCACAGTTAACTTTGAAAATGGCGCACCTCACTTTACAATGTTCGTAAAAGGTCTTAAAGATGCTGATCTTAACGTAATTACAGCATCCCTCGATCCTGAGCAAGAAAAGGAATATTTCGCAACTGTTTTCAATACAGACCCAGCCAAAATTGAAGAGAGAGGACACTACCTCTACACACACTATGACGTTTACTCTCAATATGCTGTCGTTACCGGATCTGGCCTTACACAAGTAGGCCCAGATATCGTAAACAAGAAAGCGCAAAGAGATGAGCAATATATTGGTTCTTCTGACTGCGTCTTCTTGACAACAGGTGCTCTAAATAGAAACACAGTGTCAGGAGATGCTCCAAACTATGAAGGATTTACAACAAGGTTTGATCATTCCAGATCGCCATTTGTAATCTCACAGAAATTTGGTGGTTCTGCTAAGAATCTATTCAAGGTTCACGCAAAAGGTGATGGAGTTATCAAGTCCAAAGCATCTGATCCTACCGGTGCGAATACCAAGTTTAAGATCTCAATTGAGAATGTGAGAAAGTCTTCTGATCCTAATAATGATTACGGAACATTCGATCTTGTAGTCAGAGATCTATTCGATCAAGACGAGCCTAGTAAGCAGATTCCTCTTGAGGCTTTCCGTGGGCTGTCTCTTGATCCAGGTGCTGATAGATACATCGGAAGAATCATTGGTGATAGAAATGTCTTCTACGATTTTGAACAGCAAACAGGATTTCAAAAAGTTGTTGTTGAAGGAAAGTACGCAAGCAGATCTAATTTGATTAGAGTTGAGATTGACTCTGACGTTGAAAATGGCGATATTGATGCAACAGCCCTCCCAGTAGGATTTAGAGGTCTCGATCACTTGATCACTTCTGGTTCTGCACCACTTACAGCAGTTCCAGACAATGATCTTCAAACACACACATCTGAGCTACTGAAGGCAACGGTTGAGCCTCCAGTACCATTTAGAGAGACACTATTGTTGGCGTCTGGAACTGCAACTGCTAAGTCAAAGGCTTCCCTTTACTGGGGCGTTCAATTCCAGAGAAAGTCTTCGACTTCTAAGCCAAATGAGGATTCTCAAGCTGAGCCTACAATTTTAAGTCACACCAAGTTCTTCCCGAACTTTTACGGCTTAAACAGCGCTAATATGAACGTGATCACAGGTTCTAATGCAGGTCAGCCAGATTCTGCAGGGATTGTGTTTGACGCAGATAGATTCAATAACAACATCTTTACTCTTGAGAACGTCCAGATTCTCACAGGTTCTGGCGATAAAGCAGATGCATCAAGTACAGGCCTCAAGGAGTGGAGATATGTTAGACAAGGAAGCATCGTTCCAAATGAAGCAGATAAGACACGAGCATGGTCTGTTGATGATACTGGTGATCAAAAGGTTTCTAACGTTTCTAAGTTCTCTTTCCCAATTCAGGGTGGATTCGATGGCGTAAACATCTTCGATTCTAGCTCTGCAAATCTCACAGAAGATGCAGCTAAGGGAGAGATGGATGACTCAAATCGAGGACAAAGAAATGGTCCAACTGTAGCTGCTTACTTCAAGGCACTTGATGTGATGGCTGACAAGTCTGATGTAGACATTCAGCTTCTTGCAATCCCAGGTATTAGACAAGAGGTGATTACTGATCAAGCAATCTTGAAGGTTGAAGACAGATTTGATGCTCTCTACCTTATGGATATCGAAGAGAGAGATAACGTCAATACTGTCGTTACGTCCTCAATCCAGAAAGATAAGATTAGCGTTGCTAATACAGTCACAGCCTTTAACGGTAGAAATCTTGACTCATCCTTTGCAGCAGCTTACTTCCCAGATGTTACAATGGAAGTTGACCAGAAATCATTGGATACACAAACCAAGGTCCTTAGAACCCAGACAACTTCTGTTGTTGTTCCGCCATCTGTGGCTGTTCTTGGGGCATTCTCTGCAAATGATAGGGTCGCGTTCCCGTGGTTCGCACCTGCAGGATTTAGCAGAGGCGCACTTGCCGGCGTATCCGAAGTCAAGACCAAGCTGAATGAAGAAAACGTTCAAGATCTGAACAATGCTAAGATCAACCCAATCCAGACATTCCCGAATTCTGGTCCGGTGGTCTTCGGTCAAAGAACTCTGCAACAAGCTGCATCCGCACTTGATAGAGTGAACGT